CACATGGTGAGCGCAGGACTGTTGTACAAGAGAACCTTGTATGGCGGTGTAGCCACTGCTACCTTATCTTTTTAACCAAATCCGCTGGAGATGACCACAAATGCCAAGACCCAAGAGTGAATTAACAACAACGCAAAAGCGCATTGGCGCAAAACTCACGCAGTGGCAGTACGAGGAATGGAAATTACTTGGAGCATCCAAATGGTTAAAGCAAATGCTTATACAGAGCAAAGAGAGGAGAAAACAAAATGCCCATGACTCCTGAAGCCAAGGTCAAGAAGAAGGTCAAGGAGATACTTGACCAGATGGGGGTGTACCACTTCTCGCCTATGCAAAACGGCATGGGGCGGGCGGGTATACCTGACATCATTGGTTGCCTTGAAGGGCATTTCATTGGCATTGAATGCAAGGCAGGAAAGGGGACGACAACAGCCTTGCAAGAGCGCGAGTTAACACGAATACAAAACGCTGGGGGCTTAGCCCTTGTCGTGAACGAAGAAAATATTAACCAACTGTGGGAGATCAAAGAATGGATACTGAACAAGACTTAGAAAAGCGTTTGGCAATGATGGATGAGGACGAGAAGCTGCACTTCAAGATGTCTGTGCTGGCGCTGGTCACATGCTACGGCCCCAACCCAAACCAAGCTGTGCTGATGGTTAAAAAAGAAGGTGAGATAACAGCCCTTACCACGATGAACTGCGACGACATGGAGGCCGCAGAGATGCTGTTAGAAGTCAACAGTTTTTTCGGATTCTTAAACACTATCGACGCACCCCCTAAAGAGGCATTCAATTGACAAAACCATTTGACAAGATCATCACCATCGACTTTGAAACTCGGTGGGACAAGAAAGACTACACATTATCAAAAATGACAACAGAGGAGTACATCCGTGACAAAAGGTTTCAAGCATTTGGAGTATGCGTACATGAATTCAGAACCGATGATCCAATTGAATGGATTGGAGGAGACGGACTACGTGAATACTTTTCTGGAGTCAACTGGGGACGAACCGCAGTGCTGGCGCACAACGCACAGTTCGATGTATCCATTATGGAGTGGGTATACAACGCCAGACCAGCCTTTATCTTTGACACACTATCAATGGCGAGAGCTTTACGCGGTGTGGAAGTTGGAAACTCCTTGGCTAAATTGGCGAGCGACTTCTCTTTGCCGGAGAAGGGACAGGCCGTTCACTCGACTGATGGACTCACTGAACTTTCCGAAGACCTTGAACGGGCACTCGCTGCATACTGTGCGCATGATGTGTTTTTGTGTGAGGAAATATTCAAAAGATTGGGAGATGGCTACCCAAAATCCGAACTGCGTTTGATTGACATGACGCTCAAGATGTACACACGACCACGGCTTGAGCTTGACAGTAAGATGCTTATCAAAGCACTGACAGAAGAAGGAGAACTGGGTGAAGGACTACTACAAAAACTCGGCATACAAGAAGCTGAGCTTGCGTCGAACTTTAAGTTTGCATACATACTTCAAAGCCTCGGGGTTGTTGCCCCGACTAAAGTCAGTAAAACTACCGGCAAAGAAGCCTACGCTCTTGCAAAGAATGATGCCTTGTTCCAAGCGTTGCTCAACGGTGAACGTGAAGACGTTGCCCTCCTTTGTGAGGCACGCCTTAAAGTTAAATCAACGACCGAACGTACGCGTGCTCAACGGTTCTTGGACATCAGTCAGCGCGGTAAATTACCGGTTCCGCTATCGTATTACGGCGCTCTCTCGGGGCGCTGGACGGCAGCGAAAGGTTCAGCAATCAACATGCAAAACCTCAAGCGTGGAAGTTTCTTACGCAAAGCGATTATGGCTCCCGAAGGCTATCAACTTGTCGTTGGGGATTTATCGCAGATTGAACCGCGAGTACTTGCGTGGCTGGCTGACTACACAGACATGCTCGACATCTTCAGGGCAGGCGGTGACCCTTACGCCGCTTTCGGTGCACAGATGTTTAACATACCCGGACTCACTAAGGACAGCCACCCAGACTTGCGGCAGTCTGCGAAGAGCGCGTTACTTGGTTGCGGGTACGGTCTCGGTTGGGCTTCGTTTGCATCCCAACTTCTTACTGGGTTCCTTGGTGCGCCGCCTGTCAGGTACTCGAAGGACTTCGCCAAGGCGTTGGGGGTAGATCAGACGTATGCCCAGCGGTTCATTGACTGGGATGACAACGTGGCCAAGATGCTGGAGATACCGCACACCTGCACACAGCAGGAGTTGTTGACGCACTGCCTTGCAGCCAAGAAGATCATTGACATCTACCGCGCCACTGCCCACCCCGTTGCTACCTTCTGGGACATGTGTTCACAGCTCATCGAGGACAGCCTGTATGGGGGAAAGGTGTACCAACACAAGTGCTTGACGTTCAGCAAAGAACGTATAGAATTACCAAACGGGATGAGCTTGCTCTACCCCGAACTCAGACGCACAAAAGATGAAAAAGGTAGGAGCCAGTGGGTATACGGGCCAAACGCTACCAAGCTGTATGCAGGGAAGGTGACCAATAACGTTACGCAGGCCGTAGCGCGTATTGTCATGACCGATGGAATGTTGAGGGTAACGAAGAAGTACCCCGTGGTAGGCACAGTGCACGATGAACAGATCGTGTTGGTGCCTGATGATGAGGTCGCTGAAGCCAAGCCGTGGGTCTTGGGACAGATGACATTGGAGCCGAGTTACATGCCGGGGATTCCTCTGGCCGCTGACGGTGGTGCACACCGTAGATATGGAGAAGCAAAGCAATGACAACAAGAATGAAACAACCGATCCCCAAGCGCATCCGCGTGGGGCAGAAAGAATATTCAATCGAAGTGGTTGAAGCCATGCTGGACAAGCGACTGGCCGGTGATGTCAACTACCACGAGCGGCTGATACAGGTGGGCATGCGTAACGGCAGAACCGGACGTTTGTTCAACCCTGACTTTGTGCACGACACGTTTTGGCATGAGCTAGTGCATGCCATCCTTGACGACATGGATGAAGACACGCTCAACCGCAACGAGAGGTTTGTTACCGCGTTTGCCACACGCTTGGCAAGAGCAATACGTACAGCGAGGTTCTAATGACACAAGTAACGTGGAGCCACAGTGGCTTGAAAGACTTTGAAGGATGCCCACGCAGGTATCATGAGGTCAAAGTACTCAACAACTATCCGTTTCAGGAAACTGAGGCGACACATTACGGCAAAGAGTTTCACACCGCCGCCGAGCTGTACATACGTGACGGGACACCGATATCACCGCAGTTCTCCTACGCACAAGAAGTTCTTGATGCGCTGCTGGCCAAGCCCGGACGCAAGCTATGCGAGTACGAGATGGGCATCACGCCTGACCTCCAGCCGTGTAGCTTCAACGACAAGGGCAGGTGGGTGCGGGGTATTGCGGACTTGCTCATCATTGATGACGACAACTTGACTGCACTGGTCGTGGACTACAAGACAGGCAACAACAAGTACCCTGACCTTGACCAGTTAAGGTTGATGTCGATGATGGTGTTCAAGCACTTCCCGCACATCCGCAGAGTCAAGTCAGCGTTGCTGTTCGTGGTCAAGAATGATATGGTTAAGTCCAGCATGGCGCTTGACGATGCCGATGCTGAGTGGTGGAAGTATCGTGAGCGTGTAGCCAGACTAGAGCAGTGCCATGACACAGGCGTGTGGAACCCCAAGTCCTCCGCTTTGTGTCCGTGGTGTCCCGTTAAAACGTGTGAGTACAACCCGAAACATTAGGAGTGAATCATGGCAAGGAACTATTCAAAAGAGTATGAGAACTATCAGGGCAAGCCTGAGCAAATCAAGAAGACAGGCGAACGCGTGAAGGCGCGGCGCATGATGGTCAAGGCAGGCAAAGCTACCAAAGGGGACGGCAAAGATGTGGATCACGTCAAGCCTATCCGTAGCGGAGGGACAACTACTATAAACAATCTTCGCATGCGCAGTCGCAGTTCAAACCGAAGCGACAACAAATAAAACAATGGAGAAGCATCTTGGAAATTCTTGAAGACAAAGCACTATTATTCAGAACCAGAAACCCCGATAAGTACAGCATCATCCCAAAGCACAAAGTCATCGAGCGCGATGACGGCGGGTTCGATGTCGCTGTCTACTGGGGGCTGGACGAATGTAGGGTGCTACGCAACCTCGGGGTGAAGGACGTTCCCTCACCTATCACACGCAAGTACAAGTGGCCGGGCAGATACAAACCCATGCAGCATCAGATCGAGACGGCAGCGTTTCTGACGATGCACCGCAAGGCGTTTGTGTTCTCCGAACCCGGCACGGGCAAGACGCTTGCTGCACTGTGGGCGGCTGACTACTTGATGCAAATCAAACATGTGCGCCGTTGTTTGATTCTGTGCCCTCTCTCCATCATGCAGTCTGCATGGCTGGCCGACTTGAGCAACAGCATCATCCACCGCTCTGCCATCGTTGCCCACCACACGCAGGCTAGCCGTCGCATAGAGATGATTCAGCAGGATTACGAGTTCGTCATTGCTAACTACGAGGGACTGAACTTGATAGCCGACGAGATCAACGCAGATGGTCGCTTTGATTTGGTGATTGTGGATGAGGCTAACGCATACAAGACTATCACCACCAAACGATGGAAGGCATTGAAATCAATCATCAAGCCCAGCACACACGTATGGATGATGACGGGTACTCCAGCATCGCAGTCACCAGCAGATGCGTATGGCTTGGCCAAGATTGTTAATCCGGATGGCGTGCCTAACTTCTACTCATCATGGCGCGACAAGGTGATGAACAAGATCACGTTGTACAAGTGGGCACCGAAACACAACGCTGCTGATTTGGTACACGAAGCACTGCAACCCGCGATAAGGTTCAGTAAAGCGCAGTGCCTTGACTTGCCACCAGTGCTGACCACAACACGCGAAGTACCACTGACACCACAGCAAGCCAAGTACTACAACCTGTTGAAAGATCGCATGCTGGTACAAGCCGCAGGTGAGACGATCAGCGCAGTCAACGCTGCCGCTGGTGTGAGTAAGCTGTTGCAGATCAGTTGCGGCGCTGTCTACACAGATGACAAAGAGGTTGTCGAGTTCGATGCTGGCCCACGGCTGGGTGTGCTGGAGGAAATACTGGAAGAGACAGATCGCAAGGTCATCATCTTCGCGTTGTTCCGCTCAAGCATCGACAGCATCCAGACGCACCTGACAAAGAAGAACATCCCCAACGAGTGTATACATGGTGGAGTCACACCGAACAAACGCGCAGACATCATTCACAGATTCCAGCACGACAAAGAACCAAGGGTGCTGGTGATGCAGCCACAAGCTACGGCACACGGGATTACCCTGACTGCTGCCGATACCGTGGTGTTCTTTGGGCCATTGATGAGCGTGGAGCAGTACATCCAGTGCATTGCACGGGCTGACCGCAAGGGGCAGAACTCAGACAAAGTTACTGTTATCCACATTCAAGGCTCACCGATTGAAAAGAAAATGTTCAAAGCACTGGAGGCTAAGGTAAGTGATAACTCACTTCTTACCCAGATGTTCGAGATAGAAATAAATTCTTGAAAGGAGTTGCAAAACAAAATTTATTGTGTAACATGTCAAACCTTAGACAAACAAAAACAGGAGAAGCAGATGGACGAACAACAAGTCCCGTTCGATAAATTGGTGAAGGTCTACCGCAAAATCAAATCGGAGATCGACACACTGACACAAGAGTACGACACCAAGGTGGAGCCACTCAAAGCGCAACAAGATGAAATCAAGTTCGCTATCAAAGACCAGATGAAGGCGCTCGGTGTCTCATCTGTCAAAAGTCCTTTTGGGACTGTATCTATGCGTACCTCGACTACGTACACAACAAACGACTGGGCATCATTCAAGGAATTCGTCCTTGAGCATGGCGCGGTTGACCTGTTGTTCAAACGTATTGCGCAGGCAAACATGGCGCAGTTCCTAGAAGAGAACCCGGGGGTTGTACCACCGGGACTGAACTCGACAACGGAATACACCGTAGTCGTATCCAAACCAACCAAATAAATAATCATGAACACATACCCACTAGAACACCACCCGATTGTTTCGGGCATGCAAGAAGGATTCAAAACAGAGGCTGAAGCAATCGCTGTATGGCGCACGCTTAAAAATCCGTACGAATTCAAAGTCAAGTACATCACAATTCCGTTAACTGGCGAAGTCATTGCCGTTGTCTTTGAAAAAGGCAATCCAGATGACTACAAAACTTTTTATAAATTTGGTGAAATTGAATAAGGAACCGCACATGTCAAACATAACGCTTTTTTCCCCCGCAAACGTTCCCGCATTCGCTCGTAACAACGAACTGTCCGACACCGCCAAAGCCCTCACAGGCGGCAGTGTTTCCAACACCAAGCGCATCTCTATCAAAGGCGGTGTGTTCCGTCTGGTAGCTGGTGGCAAGGAAGTCGCCGCAATTGA